TGTGTACTCAATACTGCGTTTTACAGCCATTTCTTTCTCCTTAGTTGTATTACGGAATTATTCCGCCTTGTTGTAGTTCTAGTCCCAGATATCAAACCCCGTACTCCCGTCTAAGCGATACGAGGCTAATAAACTGGGGTTCAAAAGTACCGTTTTCGATAGAGAGGAGCACGACCACACCTTTCCACCAGTTTGCGTTCGACTGACCTGCCCAGCTTTCTTCCGCGCCTTTGTAGCAACCCGCCACCAAGCCAATAGCTGTCCCATTGCCAACGCCATCCTTAAAGTAAACATCGCGCTTGTGAGTATGACCAACAACAGTAGACTTGTAACGATGCTGGATAAGTGCGTAGGCGTGATGAGTACCAGCGACAGGGCGACCAAAGTTACCAGCAGTGATAAAATGTGCGTAGTCAACGCCATCGTAACTATGAATCTTGGGCGCACCGTTTTCATACTCATGGTATTCGTCGAACCACCGATTGGTATTAAGGTGCTTAAACGATATGCCAAAGCGGTCCCCTTCCAATCGAGGATCATGCGAGATAGCGGTCTTGATGCGGTTCTCGTGGTTGCCCTCGAAGCCATAGAAAGCAGGGCGCTTACGTTTGTTCTTAACAAACTCATGTCTTATCCTTTCCTGGGCATCGTTGTAGCAAGCCACATCCCGCTCGTATGACTGGGATACGATAGCTTCCGGCTTACGTGTGTCAAAGGAATTGAGGCTACGCATGTCAGCCCCATCACCTAGGTCTACAACATAGTCTGGCTTGATGTCGTATAGGAACCTACCCAGCCAAGTGAACCTCTCGTTACTTACACCAGGGTCACTATGCGCACAACTAAAAACTACAGCTTTTACCATTGGTCTACCTCCGACTCTTCTTGCTCTGTTAGGTATAGGTCATCATCGTCGATAATAAACCCCTGGCCCTCAAACTCTTCTAAGTCGAGGAAAGCCTCTTCGATAGTGTCGTAGTAGATTTCCTCAAGGTGGATGTCACCATCCGCATCCTCAATCTCTGCTACACACCAAACATAACCAGCCTCAGAGTAGGGGCCAGACTTGAATTGTAGAACTTTGAACATTGGTTTACTCCCTGGTCCAGATTGCAGGGACTAGCCCCTCTGCATATTGAAACCCGTGCTTATCACACCAGTCTGCATAGGTAGTCTTACTACGCTTACTGATCTTCTGACGGGCGTTGGTGAACACGAAACGGATATCTAAGTCAGGGTGCTGTTGTTTGATCAGCAGGTGCTTAGTCCTGTCACAGGCTAGGAACCTTCCCTTGGTTTCCACAATAATCCCATTCTCCAAGACGAAGTCCGGAGTGTAGGTCTTTTGTTTAGGTACGTAGGGTATCCGCTTCTTCTCGTACTCAAAGCCACAACGTAGCGCCTTCAAGTGTTTTGCGTTGTCTTGTTCAAGGCCAGATCGAAACCCAGCCTTGATTGCTCTTTGTCTTACCTTGGGGGCTCCCATAGTTGCCCAACCTCCCTTCTTAACCACAGTAGCCGACCGTTCTCTAAGACACGTTCGGGGTTGCCATAAGCAGCTACACAAACGTCGTATAGTTCCTGCTCAGTGGTAGCCTCTGCAAGCATCTTCTCAGACTTCTTTGGTCCGATGCCCTTGAGGCCCTGTATGTTGTCGGCCCGATCGCCTGTTAGTATTTGCTGATAGAAAAACTTGAGTCCATCCCACTCGTTGACGTACTTACGTACACCAGTTCGGGTGTTGTAATGCCACCCGGGGATTTGTAAGAAGTCCTTATCAACGCTTGCCATCACACAGTTAGGAAAGAGTTCAGTTGCCCGAATACCGATTAGGTCATCCGCTTCCTCACCCTCGGACATCTCTGCGCCCCAGAAGTTTTGGATGTAGTTCCGTACAGCATCAAGGTGTCTAGGCTTCTGTGTGTCCCGACGGTTGCCCTTATACTCTACGGTAGTTGCTACATCGTACCGGAAGTTCCCCTTGCCAGTCAGAAACAACTCACAAGGGGTGCCGTCGAAGGTGGTGTCCTCTAGGATATACTCCAGGAGTTCATCCACCTTCTCTTCAGCATCAGATACTTCAACATCTTCCGTGCTGTATGACGCCCGATAAGCGACTATGTCAGCATCAATAAGTACTGTCATTAGAAGCGTTCTACACCGTCATCTTCAACGCGGGTGTATACCTTCTGCTCAAGCACAGCAACACGCTCTAGGCGGATCGAAGCCCGTGGTCCAGAACCGTAGATCGAGACTTTAACCTTGACCTTAGAACCATTCCCTAGTTCACCGTCTTCCTCAAAGTTCCACTGTTTAGTGCTCTCACCCTCGCGGAAGTCGAACACCTTGGGGGCTCCGCCAAACGCCTCAATGCCAGAAGGGTGTACGTTTGGTCGTTTGAGTTTCAGGTACTTACCAAGTGCAAGCTCTGAGTTACCGATCTTGATTGTGTCATTTCCCATGGAACTCTCTGGTGCGCCAGCATCAAAGAATACCGCAAAGTCCTTCTCTGTCTCGGGGTAGAAGTTTAAGTTGTACTGACCCTGGGTCTTCTCATGGAAGTCCATGTTGTCATCCATATTCTGCTCGAATACTTTCGCGTACTCTACATACCCAGTCATGGTGATGAATTTAGTGTTAGCCATTAGTGAACCTCTGCATAATTTTTGCCCGTCTCGTAGTCGATACCGAGAGGGACGTTGAGTGATAGTTTTTGATTTAATAACTCACAGCAGCGATTGAGCGTCTCGATGTCTCGCTCTGGGTTGTCGCTGTCTATGATTACCTCATCATGAAACTGACCAACTACCCTAACGCCATTGCGCTTGATTAAAGCTACAAATGTGTCAAAGCAATACACGCCAGTTGACTGATTGGTTGTGCTCCACCGATCTTTGTCGGCTCGTAGAGAATGCCAGAAGCCAGATACATCGTTGTATATCCACTTCTCATCATTTATCTCTCGGACCTTGCGGCTGTCAGCAACTTTCTTAACCGCCCAGTTACGTTCCCAGTAGGCATTGATCAGCTTCTTAGCTGCAGCCTTAGAGAGGCCCGTCTGGCGGCTTAGAGTAGTTTCCTTGACCCCATAAGTACACGCATAGTTAGCGGCCTTGTAGCCCTTCCTGAGGGCCTTGAGGTTGATCTCACCAGCGTTATGCTTGTCGATCTGCTCCTGCGTGATCTCCCCAGCGTGTTTAGCTAGGTCTAGGTGTGGATCGAAGCCTTCTATGGACATCTCCTCCACGTAGTCTGGATCAAGGGGCTGCATGTAGTGTCGCTTTGTTGTGTCCTCAAGCGATACCATGTCGCAGCCGATTAGGGTGTTCCCTTGTGAGGCCATTAGGCAACCCCTGATATCTTCACCGTAGGGCTTATCTACCCCGGGAAGGTTAACCAGTGGTTTCCTGTGGCGGAAACGGAACGTGTTTGTTAGGCCAGCTACACCAGCAACAAGCCACCCGTCCTTGTGTGTTTCCAGGAACCCCTTAACGATGCCTAAGCGGTGATTGATTACCGACAGTCCGTCGAGCAACCCAATCGCAGGTTCTACCTCAATCAAGTCTTTGACGCTCTCACAAAGCTCGTCTCCGTCCTTGACTTGTGGTATCTTGCGCTCCTTCCCGTACTCCTCACCCTTGACATACTTAAACGTCTTGGGCTTCCAGCCTAGTGCCCAAAGCCAATCCTTAACCTGTTCGTGGCTACTAGGATTGCCAGGTTCACTACCCACAACGACCGTGATTGGCGTCATAGTAGATGGTGGCATGAAGTTCTCGGAAAGCAACTGCTTCCAGCGTTCACCGTGTGCACTGAGTGATCCGTCCTTCTTGTACATATTCTTGGGCGGTGACTTAACTTGTGTCAGCACTCTGCGTGGCATCGCGTCAGATAGTGCAATCTCCTTCTCTTCTTTCTCCTTTGTTAGATGTTCGAATAGTGCTTGTGCCTTATCTACATCAAGTCTCCATCCGTACTCCTCCTGGTCACTAGCGCACTGCATCTTAAAGCCCAGGTAGGAGACCACCTTATCGTAGCCTTCACTACGGTAGAGCCTCTCCAGCTTGCGCTTAAGGTCATCCCAGAGCCTAGCGTTGATCTTTACGTCTTCACTACATCTGTGTGCGTACTCCTCATAGGTTAAGTTCTCCCAGTCATCCACCTTCGGCTTTGGTATTCCGTACCGTTCACCATAGTCAGCTAGACCGTGACGAACATGCTTGTGGTTGATGTACCAGGATATCGGTAGCGTATCAATAATGGTTGCATTCACCTCAATGTCTAGCAGCCGCTCCACAACAGGGATATCGAACATGATAATGTTGTGCCCTATTAGTGTCTCTGCGTCTGCAAAGAACCTACGCATACTAGCGTAGTCATTTGTGTGGTGAACTACCCCATCATCGTCCATCCAGGCTAAGACGTGAATCTTTGTTGCGTCGATCCCGTCTGTTTCGATGTCGAATACGGGCATTATAGCTCCCTCATTGTGAATGTTTGTGGGTCGAAGATCATTTCCCCAGCCGGACCCTCTTCAGAGCACGGTCGGTTCTTCTCCAACACAAGTCTTGTTGTATTTCTATCTTCGAAGTCTTCTGCCTCCTTGTCACGATCTAGGCGAATGATTACCGACGCCCTTTGTCCGAGCATACGGCAGTATTTGATCTCTCCATCGTCGTTTGTGTGAGCGATAGATATGATCCCAATATTAAGATCGGCGGCGAGACGTGATAAAGAAACTGCAAGAGTAGCAAGTGCGCTCTCCTTTGACTCTTCTGATCCAATGTTGATTACGTCCTGGATAGGCTCGACCATCACGAATTTGCACTCATATGCCGTAGCCATAAGACGAATGTGGGACAGCAACTCATCAGCACCACTCTCTTCTTTGAGGTAGTATTGGTAGTAGTTGCCACCAGAGGCGATCTTGTTGATGCTACCGAGAACTTCTTCCTCACGACCCTTCTCCTCGATCAAGTCCTTTCGTGTTAGGTTATCCTTTAGGTCGTAAGAGACAAGCCCTAGCAGCGATCGGAGTTTAGTTTCTTCCAAGTGCCATGATGCAAAAGTTACACCACGTTCGATGAAGTTCCACTCCAGATAACGCATCAACTCCGTCTTACCAATACCAGTAGGAGCCTTGAACAAAGTAAAGTGACCTTGCATCAGGCCCATCGCTTTCTCATCCAGAGCATCGATCCCCGTGGGGACGTACTGGTGGTTTGGTGTTTCAGTGTATAGTTTGGTCAGGTCTTCAACACTGTGTAGGATGTTGTCAGGCACCCACTTCTTAGCATTGAACCACAGGTTCTTAAAGTCCTGCGCCTTCCCACTCTTAAGGAAGTCATTGGCGTCTTTGTAGCTACCATGATCAACCCTGTACACCTTAGTCGGGAACATGTTGTTGATCTTCTCAGCGATCTCATTTCCAGGACCATCGTTGTCGATCGACAGAATGATCTTATCGAAACCGTTGAGCCAGTTCTTCACGTTCTCCCACAGAGCCTTTGAGGGGCTTGCTGAAGGTAGGGAAACTACTGGGGTAGGGAACCCTGGCTTTTGTACCATTTGCCACACTGAGAGGGCGTCTAGTTCTCCCTCCGTGATTGTTACGTGCTTACTGACCCCAGAGGGGAACAGGTTCATGCCGAACAACTCATCAGTCTTCATTTGGTAGGCACTGAAAGACTTAGGTAGGCGGCGTATCTTCTTACCACCAGATGGGTAGATGTATTCCTGTTGGACTGGCTCTCCGTTCTTGTTGACTAGGGTCTTCACACCGTAGTGTTCCATCGTCATAGTAGTTATGCCACGCATCCCGACGAACTTATAGGTCGCGTCCGTTCCCGCCCTCTCGTGGCTAGGTAGTGGGTCATCGAAGCCACCAACAGACTTTAGTGGAAACTTATCCGTGACCTCTTGGGGGTACTTGACCCCCTTGTCTGGATAGGGGCGTTTACAAGAGAAACAGCTACCAACCATCTTCTCTGTGTTATAGCTGAAAGCATCCGAGGAATTACAAGCCGGATGCGGGCAGGGTTGTTTTGTTATTTCCATGATGCCTCCTTAACTTAAGTTTAAATCTTGTGTTTTTAACTTAAGTTTAATCCTATTGTTTTGGCTACTCCAAGGGGGAGAGAAACTTAGGAAAAACTTAAGTATCTCTATACCCTTTAGATAACGGATGAAAGACTTTTGTCAAAGAGCTTTATCCGACTAATTCTGCGTTAGATTGGTAAGTTGTTGTTATCACAGTGTTTGTTCGAGTATTTTTTTTGCCTTACCAATAGCACGTTACCGCATGTGATAGTGTATATACCCATCATAATAGTTGATCCTTTACTAGTTTTAGGGCACGATCTCGGTGGTACATAATGTTTTGCTTTGTCCCACCAATTATACTCGCTGTGATTTCCATCGTGTGCCCCTCGATGTATAGCATCTTCATGACGCGCTGTTGTTTGTCCGTCATGTGGGGTAGGGCTCTATACAGGGCATCCATGACCTCTGACCTTTGGCCGTAGTTAGAGGCCATAGCCATGCCATCATCTGACAATGATACCTGCAGCAAATTCATCTCACCGTTGCGTTCTGGGTTGATGAAGTTTTTGATGTAGCCCATAATGTAGGGTTTGGCATAAGATGCAAAAGCATTGTTGTTGTTGTGGTCAAACTTAGCGTCAGCCTCAACCAAACCAACACAGCCTACGCAATACAACTCGTCCCAGTCATCCTGGGTGCGTCTTAGCATCTTAACCGCTTTCCCCACTAGAGGTAGGTATTGCTGCGCTCGTTCAGATACACCACGTTGCTTTGGTATATAACTGCCTCTCTCTTCGAGTGCCACCTTACCAACAGTGATACGTGAAGGTAGGTTAGGACGCTCGTTGATTAGCTTCACCTCAACGAATGGCTTTGTATTATACAAGTCATCCTCTTCAACCAAAACCCTACCATAGATTTCGTGCTTTGTCTCAATGATCATCTCGTCCCTTTCCAAACATTGCGTATTCCTTATCCAGCATTTTCATCTCCTGGATGTGGTCAAACAGTGCATAACCACCACGTGGCTTGTAGTTTACATCGTCCTTTGGGTTGTTGTACTTGCTTTCTGCGTAGTCAAAGTTGTCTGCTGCAGTTACACCCTCCTCAATCCGGTGGATCAAGCCGCCACCTGCTAGGTAGTCGTCGATTAAGTCCTGATATTGGGATGGGGTATGTTTACTGAATGGGACCCCCTGAAACTCTTCTTGTCCGCTGTAGTAGTAGTTCATGTTATACCTCGTAGTTCTTTTCTGGATTTAGTAGGGAATTGATATTCACTACCACGTATTGTTGTTTACGGAAAGTGCGTTGCATATTTACGCGAACCTCCCGAGCCTGTCGCATGGTTAGGGGCGGGTAAAGTTGTATTACCTCAACCCCGTGTTCATCCACACGCGCTACATTGTAGCACTCACGCATCTTCTTTGCCTCCTAAGTTTAGAAGAAATTCTTTGACTGGTTCTAGTTCGATCAATAGGCCCATATACATTTCAGCCAATTCCTGTGGGGTCATCTCGCCTCCGGATAGGAAACGGTAAAGCTCCTCTGCGGCGTCTGCAAGAGCGTCAGTGTTCACCTCTAGTGGGATACGCTCAAGGATGGCCTCTCCATCCTCCAGGGCCTGTTGTGTGGCCCTGAAGTCTTCCATGCTTATCACCTTGTCGCTCATTGTACACAAACCTTCATCCACATGCGGTTGATTTCGTCTGCTGTGTAGCCATCATTAATCAGTTGGATCACCTCATATCCCAGCGCCATCAGGTCCCCGATATCCTCGTTGCTGTATCCCTCGGCCAACAGCCGATCGACAGTGGGTAGGACATCTCCCCCATCAAGGATGGTAACCATCATACTGGTAGCCTCCATAAGTGCCTTGGAGCAGTATTGCGGGCTATTTGCCTGTGCTGGTGCGCCTAGCGTCAT